GAGGCGGAGCGGTCAAGCAGCGCGATGCCGACATACTTGCCGCCAGCGAACAGCTTCGCCGCCTTGTCGGTGGCGCCCTGTTCTACTGCCTTGCCGAAGGCAACTGCCGCGCCCTCGATGGTGCGAGAGATGTCGGTAGCGGGAAGCATGGTCGCCGGTGCACCAGCGATGGCGACGGGCTGGATGTCCGGATAGTTGGTCTGCAGTGCCATGGCTTAGTTCTCCTTCTGGCCAGCGGTGCGGTAGTCCAGACCCGCTACGGACGCGGCGTAGCCGTTGTCCTGGACGGGCTGGCGATGGATGGCCCGGTCGCCGAGGGCGACAACGACCGGATCGCGGGGCTTTGCGCCGTCGGCCAGGATGTCGAAGCGCGCTTCGATGTAGGCCTCCGGCTTGCCCGCCACCGCGGCATCGCCGAGCTTGCCGACGACGGCCGCCTTGCGGACTTCCGCATCGCTCTTGCCGGTGTAGTCGGTGTCATGGATGGCCTTGGCCTTGCCGATCAGGTCGCCGCGGGCCTGCACGCGCAAGTCCAGCGCTGCATCGCTGAGGACCTGGCCCTTCAGCGAATCGATTTCCGCGTCGCGCTTGGCGATGTCGGCGTCCTTGGCCGCGATCACCGCCTGGTGATTGGCATCAGCGGTGCCTGCGGCGGTCTGCGCATCCTTCAGCTGCTGCTGCAGCTTGCTGATGGCCTGGGCGCCGGCGTCGTTGGTGACGACGGACAGCCCATCGACCAAGATGGTCTTGTCGCTCATGTGGTTCTCCTGGGGTTGTGGATGGGCGCTTGGATCCGGAGCACCGGGGGTGCGCCCATCCCCGATGCGAAACTGAGCGCCGGCCCGGCCGCGCTGGACAAGGGCCAGATGGTTGTTGCGAATGTTTCGCTGGACCGCGTCGTAGGGTTCACCTTCCGGCGTCACCCCATCGGTCCAATCGATCTCCGAGGAATACCCCTGCGACAGCTCGCGCTTGCCGGCCTCGTAGTCCGCGATCGCGTCTTGATCCATCAGGACCAGCGGAACACGCACTCGGTTCTTGTCGTGCACGACCTCGTCGCCGGTCTGGCCAACGGCGTACTTTTTCCAGTTCTGCGCGTTCACCTGTTCCGGCGGGTGGTCGTTGGTCATCGGCCGGTGCGCGAAGCTGCGCAGCGTTGCATCGGAGAACACCTCCTCCGGTGGCCGATAGACCCGCACGTTCAACAGGTCAGGTCGCCCCAGCTCCTCTCCCAGGTAGGTCTGGATGCCGGTCCGCGCCACGTATGCATCGGCCACAAGGTAGCCGTCCACGGTGCGGCGGGGCGCCGACACCGAGACGTGATCGATTAGGTACATGGGGTCAGTCCTCTCGGATCTCTTCGAAGATTTCCGGGCCCAGCACGATGCGGCCGCGGTACGGCTCGACCTTTAGCAGGTCGACGGGAGCCTTGGTGAGGCTGATATGCGGGGTGAAGTCCGGGTAGTCGTGCGAGCCGCCGGCGCGGATGATGGTTTCGTGGCGCCACGACAGCGCTGACGAAGCGAACAGGATCACCGCAGACATGCCGCCCAGCGGCTCGACGGCGCGCGGGCCACCTTCCGGTATCACCACCCGGTCCTTCCCGTCGTTGCCCCAGTCGCTCGCGTTGCCTGCCTTGATCCAGTCGAAGGCCTGGCGCGAATAGGCGACGGTCACGTGCAGGTCGTCGACCAGATCCGTGATTCCCTGACCGCGCGCCCACGCCTCGATTTCGTCCGTGTTGATCACCTTACGGCTTACGTACAGGGACCGGGGCTGGGCGTCGACCACGGCTGCCGTTGCCGCCGCCGCGCTCTCCTCCTCGCCGATCTCATCGCTCTCGCCATCCGGGTTGGCCTGGCCGTACTCCAGCATCTCTGCTTCAAGGCCCGGCGCGACGCCGGCCTCGGTTAGCATGTTGACCGCCACCACCGACATTACGTCGTCGGGAATGAGGCGGGTATCGACGATGGTCTTGATCGTGTCAGCCGTGGTCTTGCCGATGGTCGCGCGCTCGGTGTCAGTGGTCTGCCACAGGCTGCGCCAGTTGTAGAACACCTCCTTCGGCCGGCTGCCCAGCGCCGAACGGATCAGACACTCGTCGAGCACCTGCAGCGCCGGTGCCAGCACCAGTTCCTGGCTGGAGCTGATCCGATCGTAGTAATTGCGCAGGTCGCTTTCGCCACTTGCGTTCATGCCGCCCGGCGACTGGCCGAGGAGCCGGGTCATCGGGATATCCGAGGCGCCTGCGGTCAGCTGCATGAAGGACATCAGCAGGTCGGTGAGGCCGCCGAACTGCGCCTGCTTCTGCTCGTATGACTCCTCGGCATCCAGCAGCAGCGCACCGTTGATGCCCTTGGCCATCATGGCCAGCTGCATCCTGCTCAGCATCTGCGCTTCGTAGGCCGGGTCGGACAGCATCGACATGAAGTTCGGGATCTTGATCACGTCGACCTTCGCTTCGAACACCAGTGAAGCGATGTTGCCGGCCGTGCTGTCGGCATCCTTGATGGCCTTGCTGATCGCCAGCAGCACCGAATCGCCCCATCCGTCACCAGTGTCCAGTTCCGGATCCGGCTTCGTGGCGCCTTGCAGGATCACAAGCCGGCTTGGATGGATCCGCAGCTGCCCGGCAGTGCCACTGCTGAGGTTGTAGTACGCGGGCCGGCCGTAGCCTGGTGATTCCGGGTCACGGTCTAGCTCCCCCGCCTGCAGCACCCGCTTGGACAGTACGTTGATGTGCTTGATGCCGCCCTTCCCCACCGATTCCGGGCTCAGGGGCTTCAGCGGGTCGGACTGCCCCGTACCGATGTAGAGAGCAGCGCCGCCGGAGAGACGCGCGCGCGTGAGTGCTTCCAGCATCTTCTGCTGGAGGCCGAGGCGCTTCTCCTCCGCCTCAATGGCGGAGATCTCGGCCTGGTCAGCGCTCCAGCCGCGCCACTTGCGGCAGCTGTCCATTGCAGGGATATCGATGACCTTCCGCGCCAGCCAGGTGCCGCGGTAGGCATTGTTTGCGTCTGCGTCCGTCAGGAGCGGCAGGCCGTAGAACGAGGAAGCCGCCTTGTCGCGAGGCGTGCCCAGGTTGGCAACCAGGTTGACCAGCCCGTCCTTGATTTGTGCGAGCTTGCCCATCAGAGAGCGTTCCCCAGGTTGTAGGTGCTGCCGGTGACGAGCTCGGCGAAAGCGCCCGAGAGCCCGTCCACCTGATCATCATGTTTCGCGTTCGGGAACTCGGCGATCTCGTCCAAGAACGCTGCGACCCACGGCCCCTTCACCAGCTTGATGTTTCCGGCTTCGGCTTGAGCCTCCACCGGGGTTGCCCGGACCTCCTTGGATCCGGATTCCAGCACCGCCTTGACGTCCCAGCCCGCCAGCAGCTTCACCTGGTGCGCGGCGTTGCTCTTGCCGGCGGCGCCAGGATCCTGCGGGATACGAACCTTGATGCCCTTGCCGTCCTGCACTGCGGTGTTCTTCAGCATCCGCTCCACGCCGGCGGGCGACACCTGGTCGCGCACGACGTCGAGCACGTAGTACGTCCCGGCGAATTCGCCCAAGAGCAGTCCGACGGTGTAGTCCGGATCGCTACTGGTTTTCTCCTTCGGGTCGGTGGCAGCGAAGTCCCACCGCCGAACCTTTCGGGCCGACGCGATCGCCGGCGCTGCCTCCACCACCTCGAACCATTCCCGCTTAAACCGCCCGCCGTCGCGAGGGGTGGGCCGCTGTTGGTACTGCCCGGCGTATGCGTAGCTGCCTTTCGCACGCTTGAGCCTGTCGACCTCGGCGCGCGGGAAGCGCTCTGGAAACAGGAGCTGGCCGTCTTCGGTGCGCGGGTCCTCGAAGAAAAGCTCCCCGTTCACGTAGGTACGGCACGGGCCGCCGGTTTTCTTGCCGTCCTTGTCGACCCGCTCTGCTTCGAACTCCATTGGCAGATTCAGGTGGACGAAGCCCAGGTCCAGCTCCAGCGCCACCGCTGCAACGTCCTGCTGGTGCAGGCGCTGCATGATGATCACCATCGCCGAGGAGGTGATGTCGTTCAGTCGGTCGGTAATGCCCTCACGGAAGATCCGGACGGCGGTCTTGCGCTCGGCGTCGCTCTCGGCGGTCTCGGTCGAATGCGGGTCGTCCACCTTCACCCGGTCGCCGCGGCCACCGGTCATGGAGCTGAAAGGCCTGGCCTCACTGAAGCCGTTGCCGGTGTTCTCGAACTTCCCCTTCGCGTTCTGGTCGCCGCGAAGCTTCATCGGCCACGCGGCCTGGTACTGGTCGCTCTCGATGAGGCGCCGTAGCTTCAAGTTGTCGCGCAACACGTTGGGCTGGCTGTACGAAGTGGCCAGCATCTGCAGGTCCGGGCGACCAACCGGGCCCCATTCCCACGCTGTCCAGAACACCAGCAGCAGCGACTTCATCATGCCGGGCGGCACGGTCATTAACAGGAACTGGATATGGCCCTCGGTGACCGCCTCCAGGTGCCTGCACATCGCCCGCAGCGCCCAGCCAAACTTCAGCGGCCTGGCCGGCTCCAAGATGTGCCAGTGCTCGAGGATGAAGCCCTCCAGCGTGTGTGATCTTGCCCGGATGCCCTCTACGTTCTCGGCGATGCGCTGCCGCTCGCGCTCAGTTGCCCTCCTCGCCCGCTCCGCCCGGATCTCCGCCAACGTCGGCAAGCGGACCGAGGATCTGTTCAAGGCGGTCGAGGTCATTGTCCGATAGGTCTTTCAGGTTGTAGGTGCCAACCGCACCGGAGTGCTGGCGCTTTTCGATCAGCAGGCCGGCCAGCTTCCCCTTGCCCATAGTCGCGGTGACCGCGGCGCTGACCTGTTTTTCCTTGACCGCCAGCCTTCGAGCCTGCTCCAGCTCGGCCATTAGGCTTTCAACGGTCACCTCTGCCTTCCTGGCCACCTTCTTCTGTCCAGCATGCAGAGCAGCTAGCACCCTCTGATCGGTCAGCAGCCGCGAACCTTGCTGCTTGGCGGTCTTCTCGCTATACCCCGTTCGGATTGCGGCCTGCGTGCCGTTTTGGTCCTTCAGGTATTCCAGGACGAAACGCTTCTGCTTCGCCGTGAGAGGTGAGCGACGTTTGGTTGATCTGCTCATGGGGTGATTGGCTGCTATGTGGGCGAACTGGGCCTAAAGGTCACGAGGCCATTGCCGATAGGAAGTCCATGGAATTTCCGTTCAAGTACAAGGCCCTGCTGTGGGCGGTGGGTCTGCTGGTTGGTATCCCGACCTCGTACCGTGGCTACGTCTGGTACCAGACGAAGCATGCAAAGCAGCTCAGCAACTGCGTTACCGACATGTATGAGGCCGACTACAGCTCGGAGCAATCAATCAAGGCAGCGGAGGCACAGCTGACCGCTTGTCGGCAAGGCGTGGACCCCCACAAGGGAACCATTGAATTCATCAGGGAAGAAGCCAAGCGCGCACGTCAGTGAGCACCATAGGCGTCTATGACGGCTTGGCAGGCGCTGACTTGGTCGTTGGCGTCGCGTCCGATTTGAACAGCAGCTCCCGCAACCTCTGCTCGTAGTTGGGCTCCCGCATCACGTTCGATGGTGCCGGCGACGGCTTCGGACAGGCGGGCGGTGTTGCAGGTAGCGAGGTCGTCGCGCAGCCTGAGAGAGCCATCATGCACCCCAGCCACAACAGCATCAGCGACGGCCGGGGCCGCAGCGCGGTCTTCTTCATGCTTCGCTCCAATGGCGGCCATGGTGTCGGCCTGCTGGTGTTCGGTACCGCGTACCTGATTGACCTGCTGTACCTGGGCTGCGCTGGTACTGGCCTGCTGCCGGGCTTCGACGCCGTCGGCGCGATCGCCGCGCCATGCCCAGCCGGCGCCGAAGGCAGCGGCAGACCATACGACGAAGGCCAGCACCGCGATGTCTGCCCGGTTCATCCGGTCACCATGTGCAGCCAGGGCTTGATCAGGCCCCAAAGCAGAGGGACCAGCCAGAAGAGGATGCCCATCAAGGCCGCGCCGGCAATCATCGCCAGAACGATGCCGCCGATGAACCAATTGCCATCTCCGCCGTACATATCAGGCTCCAGAACCGCGTCGGGTCATGCCAAAGAAGTAGCCGATCACCATGCCGGTGGCGTTGTTCAAGCCGCCGATCAGCATGCCGAAGGAATCCTTGTTTTCGGGCGGAATGGCCACCGCGATAAGCGCTGCCATGGCCATGCCGAGAAGAAACAGCACCAGCACGGCGATGCCCACCCGGGCCGCGCCGACGTTTCGAGTCGCGAAGGTCATGCGGCACCTGCCAGTGCGTGGATCTCGCGGAGCGCCCAGTGGTACAGCGGCTGGTCGATCACCGTGACCCGGGTGATTTCCTTGTTGCGCACAATGCGCACCACGACCTCCGTGGACTGCTGGATGGCCAGCAGCACGAAGGCGATCTTCTGTTTAGCTGCGTCTGGCTCCTGCATCACAGCCAGTGCGTCGCCAACCATTTCCCGCACGTTGGCCAGCATTTCTGCCGTGGGCCGACCGCTGCGGTTATCCAGCACCAGCAGCACGCCCTGCAGCTGACTGATCGGCGAGAGCTTCGCCGGCTTCTTTGCCGCCGGCATCAGTTGTCCCGGGCGGCATAGCGCAGGTTCCCTGCGACGCGGCGTGTCCATCCACGTCCGAAGGCGTCGAAGGTGCCGAGCTTGGCGTAGAACTCCAGCCTCTCGGCGTTGAACAGCAGGACCAGATCGGCTGGGTCTTGGCCTGCTACTGCAGCCATGGTCCTCGGGCCGATCACCCCGTCATCAGCGACGCCAGCGGCGCGCTGCAGCCAGCGAACCGCATTGCCGATGCCATGGTTCACGGCAGCATCCAGCGCTTGGAACGCGAAGGCGGGCGGCATCTTGTCGCCCTGCACCCGCCTCCAGAAGTCCCGGCGGTAGATCTCGACGGCGTCCTGCCTGGTCAGCGCCCGGATGTCGAGCTGCGGGTAGGAGCGCTTGCTGATGCCCCACTGCGTCTCGCCGCCGGGGTCGCGCGGGTCGTTGACGTAGCCGCCCTCATGGGCCAGCACGCGATTGATGATCGTGTCGAACTGGCTCATGCCTGTCTCGCTCAGGGTATAGGTGCCCGCCCCTCGACCGGTCTCTTCGAAGGTTCGTGGTTGGTCCGGGGGGCTGCGGGCGTAGAAGGCCGATCACCACCGCTGGATAGGCACCATGGCCGGGGTCATGGACCCAGCCTCTCTCCGCCCTGGAGTATTGGTGCCGGCCCGTGTCGCCTCGCGGCGAGGTGTTCAGGCCTGGTCGCGCGGTGGTCAATCGGTATCGGGGGACCAAGAACGCAGAAGCCCCGGCTTTTGGCCAGGGCTTCAGGGACAATTCTTGACAGTGGCAGAATCAGACCATTTGATGACGTCACTGTCAAGCTTTGCATGCAGAGCCGCCGTGGCCTTAACATCGACGCAACCGACGAGTGATCGGCGGCTAGGCTCCTTGGAAACGAGCCGGGGTGGCACTCCAGCTGCTCAAGGGAATTCGTGTTGAAGCAGTCCAGTAGGGCACCTCGTGATGGCCTCGACGATAGAGAGGCTGGCAACCCCGTCCTCGCCGACGTAAAAAGCGCGCGCCGCCCGGCCGACCAAGTTTCTGCACGGTTTCTGCAATCCTCCGGACTCGATCTAGACGAGAGAAGGAGGCGTCGTTTCGAACGCGACGTTAAAGAACGCCGAGATCATTAACTTGATCGCGGCACCGGTGCTGGCGATCAAAGATGCCGGAATATCCGACATGATTGATATCCAGATACGGGTCAAGGTGGACCTGAAGGCGATCGCCAAGCAACTGCTTGCGCTCGTCATCCTCCTAGCTCGTTGATCCGACCCAGCGCAGCTTCAGGCTGCGCTGGACTTACGCTGCCATGCTGCCGCGAAACCACTCCGTACCCTTTCCCAGTTCGTATCGGTACTGCCTCAAGCTGAGGCTGCCTCCGTACTGCTCGGCTACCATTCGCGCCTTCACCGCCTGGCTGGCAGACACGGTGAACTCGGTCCGAACGATCAGGGCCCGAAGAGGGAACTGCCGCTGCATTGAGGCCAGCGCCCTGTCGACCCACCGCAGCTCGTCCGGGGTACCCATGTCCACCGCGATCTCCGGATTGTCGTGCGGCCTGTCGGCGTCGTTCGAGGCGCGGACCGGGCTGACGGCCCATGTCGGAAGGGTGTGCATCCCGACCACCCCAGACCGGGCGCCCATGAAGCGCCGCCGGTCGCCACCATCCCGGCCTACTAGCTCGCGCAATGCGCGCTCACGGGTGCCGGGCGCGAGGTCACGTGCGTGCTGCAGCACGTGCACCCCGCGCTCAGCGTGGCTGAAGGCATAGCGGTTCACCTGGGCATGGCCCCAGCGGCGGAGGTCTTCGGTTAGGGGGTCTGTGCTACGCATCGCGGAGGGCCTCAAGTACTTCGGGGTTAAATCGGAAAACGGGCAGCCGCCCATCGCTGTCGCAGCTGCCTTGCCGCTCGGTGTAGCCCTTGCAGTGGTAGCTCTGGCCGGCCTGTTCCCGGAACTGGCATGCCCAGCACCTGCCGTGTCGGCGTAACTGAAGCCGGTATCGCTTCTGCATGCGGGTGTCGGAAGCGCTCAAAGCCCCTCCTCCCGGCGGAGGCGTTCGGCCAAGTCCCTGACCTTCCAGTCCGATACCCCGGTTGGAATGGTCACCATCTTCTGGCATCCAGTGCACTTCACCTTGGTACGCCCTTCCAACAGTCGAACGTGGGCCGAAAGGAGCGACCATCGCTGGATCAGACTGCTGTCTCGCTGAGCAAGCTGTCCGAGTGCCCATATCGGGTTGAGCTTTTCTCCGCAGTCCCGGCAGGTGACCTCGGACGCGCTCTCGTCCACCAAGAAGTGGGCGTGCTTGCACTTCCCGTAGCTCCTGACAATCGTCAGCTCAACAGCCGGTATTGTCTTCGGCTTCACAGGCAGGAAAACCACGTTCTCGTCGCTCATGCGACCTTACCCATAGCCACCTGGTGCGCGGCCCAAAGGCCAATCATCAGGGCGTCGGCGCGACCGTCGTCCTTCTTCCGGGTCAGGTAATGGGCAGCGGCAGGAAAGCGTTGGATGGCCAGCAGCCGGCACGCGTCCTTGTCCTGCCCCACCAGCCCGAACCGACGCTTCCAGCTCAGCGGCTCGGCGCGGATCGTCGGAATGCCCAGTAGCTCCAGCACTGCCTTGGCCTTGCCGTAGTTGTCACCGAAGTTCATGGACGACTGAGCGCCCTGCTTCCGGCCCTGCGCCGGCATGGCCCGCACTCGCTCAATGCATGCAAGGACCTCGGCGCCCGGGTGCGTGGCGCGCTGCTCTCTGATGAACAACGCGATGGCACGAGCGTCGATTTCCGTCCGGCCGTCGACCTCCATGGTGGGCATGTCCAGGACAGCGCAGGGGAACCCGTCGGCGAGCGCCGCCACCGCGCCCTTAAGGCCCGGGTCTACCGCAAGAATCAGGCGGCTGGTCGCCATAAGGTCTTCTCCAAGTGCTGTTGAATCAAGGTGTTCTGCAGGTCAAGCAGGTATTCATCGTTCCCGATCTCCTGCCGGAACCGGCGCGGCTGCTTTGCGTAGGACGGTCCGAACAGCTCCTCGCACCTTGCCGCCGACATGCCGCCGAATGGCTCGCCGCGGTGGGACCAGGGGTTCAGGCCAATGGTGAAGTCGTGGCCGCGCCTTTTCTGGCCGTGCCTCCCACCGACCGTCAGGTGATGCACCTCGGCCGGCACCGGAACGTCTCCGAAGCTGATGCGCAGCCCTTTGGCCACGATGCAGCCGATATCGGTGATTGCGTCCATCCGCGCCTGCTGGGCGGCGGTGGGCTTGCCGGTGGAACGACCGCGCCTCATGCTTGCGGCTCCATTGAGGACAGGGGGACGCCATGGCCGAGCCGCTTTACTGCTATCCGCTCCAGATCCTCTGCCAGCCGCTGAGCTGGTGGTCGTCCGCCGCTGCATGGGCACAAGCACTGCTCTCTGCTGTCGCGATAGGAGGCGCTGCATGGATTGCACGCTGGCAGCACAAGAAAACTCTGGGCCAACGAGTTCAGGCGCTGACGGCCATGGCAGCATTTGCCGCCGATGCGTCGGAACAGTTCATGGATGACATGCGGAGCTACGAAAAGAATCCAATAGCCAAGCCTTGGAACCTCGATTTGTTGAGAGAGGCTACGAAGGCTTTCGACGCTATTCCCGCGCACGACCTCCCAGACGATAGGCTCATCTATCCAACGTTGGGCCTCAAGGATGGCTTGCGAGAACTTCTTACCTACGCGGAGGCCCTCGACGCCAGCATTGCGAGCACAGGCGTGGCCATCCAGGTTCACCTTATGGATCGCTTCGAGATTTTGGTGGGAAGAATCGGAGCGCTGTACGGCGATATCGCGGAAGTCAACCAATCGGTCAACCCGCTGTCGTGGCGCGACGAGCGACGTAAAAGCAAGGCACTCGGCGGGTAGTGAAGTCCTCACGCTGCCCTCCGCTGCTGCTTGCCGTTGACCATGCGCCAGTACTCGCCGCGTACCTCTTCCAGCATCACCTGCGCGTAGTGCTCACCGATCCAGGCTGTGACCCCGTCGAAGAACAGGCGGAAGTCCGCCTCTTCCATCGAGTCAAAGGCCAGGGACTGGGCGTGCTTCACCGGTATCGTGCGGATCTCCGGTAACACTGCTGCCAGCACCTTCCGGGCGCCCTTGCCCAGGACCGCCTCGGCTGCGTCCAGCAGCGCGGCGACCACGGGTGTGGCGTCCATTTCAACCATCTCGCAGCAGATCCCGGAATCGAGCTGTACCTGCTTCAGCGCGGCGTGCGCGTCCAGATCGCGGAAGGCCTCAACGTGGTCCACCAGCAGGTGCCCGATGGCATGTGCAAGACGGTGGAAGGCGGGGTTGCGCGATTCCTTGATCTCCAGCCGGTACTCCTGCCCCACGCGGTAGCCGCGCTGCTTGGCCAGCCGACGGTCGATCTCATGGACCGGCACGAAGGCGCCAAGCTCTTCACCGGTGCTCGGCTCCACCAGGCGCAGGCAGGTCGCGTAGATTGGCCGGCTCGCGCGCTTTGCACGGATCTTTTTCGCTGCAGCGGTCATCGCGGTCATGCGGCACCTGCTTGGGGTAGATGGGCGGCCAGGCCAGAGCGCTTCTTCCGCGGTGCCGGGCCAGTGCCGTCCTCATTGGCTGCCTGCTTGGGCTGCCACCATTCCGGCAGCGTGGAGAACCGGAAGTACTCCGGCTGGTACTGGACCCTTGCCATGCCCGGTGCGCCGTCGCGCTGGATGGCCACGATCAGTTCCGCAGTGCCCTCCCACCGGCTGTCCTTGTGGTAGATCTCGTCGCGGTAGATGAAGATCACCGCATCGGCGTCCTGCTCGATCGAACCAGAGTCCCGCAGGTCCGCCACGATGGGCCGCTTGTCGCCAGGGCGCTTCTCGACGTCGCGGTTGAGCTGGCTCAGCAGGAGCACGGCGATATCCAGCTCGCTGGCCAGCAGCTTCAGCGCGCGCGTGATGTCGCCGATGCCGGAGGCGCGGTTGTCGCCGGACACGTGCATCAGCTGCAGGTAATCGATGACGACCAGAGCCAACTTCGGATCCTGCGCCTTCATTCGGCGCACCTGCGCGCAGACGTGCTGGACCTTGGCGATGCGCGGGCGGCTGATGCGGATGGCGGCCTCACCGATCTTGCGCGTCCAGTCGGTGACGTTCTGCCAGTCGATCTCGTCCAGGTTGCCGCTTCGCAGCTTGTTGCCGCTGATGCCGGCCTGGTTGCACAGCATCCGCTTGCCGAGCTCCTCGGGCTTCATTTCGAAGCTGAAGAAGGCAACCGATTGCTGCAGGCGCAGGGCAACGTACTCCGAAATGTTCTGCGCCAGCGTCGTCTTGCCCATCTTCGGGCGCGCAGCCAGCACGTACAGCCGGCCGGGCTGCAGGCCGTCCAGAATCACGTCAAGGTCCCACATGCCCACCGGCAGGCCGGTGATCCCGTTCGGCGCGGTGGCCGCGCGGCTGATCTGGTCGAAGACGCGGGCCATCACCGGCGCTACCGGCTCAAGGTCGCAGGGCTCGTTGTCCAGAAGGCCGCCGATACGGCTCTGCGCCTGCCCCACCAGGTCCAGAGCGCTGCGCCCATCCGGGCTGTATGCAGCGTCGATCAGGTCGTGCCCGGCATCGATGAGCGCACGTAGCTTCGCCTTCTCGGCCACGATCTCCGCGTAAGCAACGACGTTGGCTGCCGACGGGGTGGTGGAGCTCAGCTCGACCAGGTAAGCGCCGTCGCGTACTTGGTCCAGCTTGCCGCGCGACTCGAACCATTCGCCGATGGTCACCGCATCGAACTCGGCCGGGCGAATGGCCTCCATCGCCTGCCAGATGAGCCGGTGGTCATACCGGTAGAAGCTGTCTGCAGTCAGCAGGTCAGCAACGTCGTCCCAGGCGCGGTGGCGCAGCATCAGGCCGCCCAGCACCGCCTGCTCAGCGTCCAGGCTGTGCGGCGGCAGCCGCAGGGCCTGCTGGTCCCCGTACAGGCCGGCCAGGCGATCCGTTTCGTCCCGAAGCCCGCTCACGCTGCATCCTCCGATGCGGCCCGGTCAGCCAGCTTGGCGATGACCGTCTCGCGCAGCAGGTATTCGAAGTCGGGCTTCCAGTTTTCGTGGCCGGGGCCACCGGGCAGTCGGCCGGCATGGAAGTCGTCGTTGTCCGCAGTCTCGAAGTAAGCCTTCCAGAACTGCGGCGTGACCTTCTCGCTGCCGAACATGGTCTGGCAAAGCTGCCGAACGGTCGGCAATGCTCTTTCCACCGTCTTGATGCGCGACTTGTTCAGCAGGGTGCAGGCAGGCAGCTGGCCGTGAGGCTTGGCCAGGATGGCGTTGTAGGCGGTGCGGGCGTCCTCGGCGATCTGCCGGATCCGGTCTGCTCGCTTCGCCTTGAGGTCGGCAGGTGCCGTGGGGTCGCCCGTCAGCGCCAGCTGCGGGGACGACTCCGAACGAAGTGAGGATGTTCTTTCCTGCTCCTGCTCCTGTTCCTGCTCCTGTTCCTGCTCTTGGCTTGGAAGGGGCTTTGATACCCCTTCCCCGCCACGCCGGTTGCGCAGATGGAAATCGGTCTGATACCGGTCGAAGAAGTCGCCGAGGAACGGGTTGTCGGGCAGGCCGTTGTAGTCTTTCTGGATGCCCACGCAGCGGTTGTCGTTGGCCTTCAAGCCCTCGCCAATCTGGAATGCTGCCATCTCGGGCACCCACACGAACTCGGTTGCCTCGTCGTACTGGCAGAACCCGACATCGATGCACGCCTTAAGCCCTTCGAAGGCCCTTTCGACCCCCAGCCCAGTTTCATGGGCCATGTAGAGGACCGGCTGGTAGTACAGGCCCAGCATGTTCGAGGTCGGGGAAGACATGAGGTAGAGGGCTACAACGACCCCTTCGGCCCCCCTCTTGCGGATTGCCTTCCCCGTCTCACCTGTCCAGAACGTGGGCACCACCTTGGCGTAGTCACGCATGGCAGGACCCCTGACTCAGCAGGTCCGCCGGCGCTGCACCAGCTCGCCGTGCTTCTGCCCTCGCCTGCTCTGCCGCGCACCGGCAGCGGTGTTCTGCGCGCTCGGCATCGGTCATGGGGATGCTACGGGCAATCACGTCCAGGCAGCACTGCAGCTGCTGGAGAACATCGGGTCGTGCATTCATGGGGTGTCCCCCTCGTTGGGCGGACACCCATGCTGTAGCACGGGCGCGCCAGTTGCGTGCCGTAACCCAAGCCCACATCAGGGCAGTTACGCTCATACCCCGCCCCGCTCCGCAGCAGCGTCGGCATGCTGGCCAACCTGCGCGATCGCGGCCTGCACCAGCGCGCAGGCGCGGCCGATCTGGTCCGCCTCGTTGGGCGTCACCTTACCGTCGGCCAAGGCCTCTGCAATCACCTGGGACAGATCGCCCTTCGCCGCAGCGGCAGCCAACAGCGCGCCGATCATCGAGCCGCCGTCCGGGGCGTCCACCCGCTGCAGCACGAAACCATGGCTCGCCGCCAGGGCATGCAGGATCCGGTAGTCGCCGGCCTTTCCCATCAGCTCGTCGGCCTCCTGGAGGCTCAGCAGGTTGCGGTCGGTGTTCGGATTGACCTTTGCCCGCAGGGTGGCAGCGGACAGACTCTTGCTCATGCGGGGCGCGAGGGACTCGCTGCCTCCGGGGTATTCGTGGACGGTGTCGTAGGCGGCATCGGTGACATTCATGGGCGGACTTCTCGATTGGAGACGCCTGGGCGTCGGCGGCGCACGATGGGCGCCATGGAAACGATCAACTCAAGGAATGGGCGCCCCACCCAGCCGGAAGCCCGCGGTCACCACACGCACGGGCCGGCTGGGACGGGGCATAAGTCATGCGGCGAAGTCCGTAGCCCCGCTCTCGTCACCGAACTCGGCGGGCGGCCAGATATCGGGGCGCAACTGGCTACGCGATACGGCACCGCCGCTCTGGAGGTAGAGCTGGCGAACCAAACCTCCGTCGAACCGCTGGCCAACGCTCATGGCCTTGCGGAGGTAGTTGATGGTGGTGCCGGCACGCTGGGCGTATTCCGCCTGGTCTGCCGGGCTCATCGTCGAGAGGTAGTTTCGGAGGGTGTCCATGCCCGGAACATTACCATATGGTAATTTCCAGTCAACACCATTTGGTGAATTACCCTCTGGTATACGAAACTCGCCGGATGAAGACCGACAGCCCGGCCGTAGCCCGACGCAGGCAGCGCCTGCAGCAATGGATTGACGAGCGCTTCCACGGGAAGCAAGTGGACTTCGTCCGCGCAACTGGAATCAACCAGGGCGAGCTGTCCGGGCTGTTGAAGGAGAAGTCATTCGGTGAGAAGCGAGCCACCGCCATCGAGCGGGCTGCGGGCATGCCGGGTGGCTACCTTTCGGACGGATCCACGAAAGTCTCAACGGTCGCAGAGCTTGCGACACCAAGCGACTACGTTCGCGTCGAGCAAATCGATGCGGAGGCGCAGATGGGAGCGGTAGGTCGGGTGAACGAGGATTTTCCGGAAGTCGTACGTGCGATGGACTTCGCGCCCAACTACATCCGTTCCGTCATCGGCTTCATGCCACCCGCTGGGCGGCTCAAGCTGGTAACCGGGGTGGGCGACTCTATGGCGCCGAAGATCAAGCCAGGCGAAATGGTTATGGTCGATACCGGCTGCCGTGAGTTCGTCGGCGACGGGCTGTATCTAATCAATACCGGCTATGGCCACCAGATCAAGGCCCTCCAGGCGCAGCCGGACGGAATCTGGGCACGAAGCGCGGACCAAGTCTTGTATCCGCCCTTCCGTTTGACCGACGAGGCCATCATCGGTGGCCGCGTCTACCTCATCCAGCATCTGGAGCGCGTGGCCTAGGCAAATGCAGCGGGCCACTTCCCGCTGCGTCGTTACTGCTCGCGAGTAAGGCGCAGGCTTCCGTCGGACGGCAGAAGCACTCGGTACGCTTGGCGTTCGCCAGAGGCCAGCGTCAGATTCTGGGAAGTCGATATGTTCGGGCAGAGGCCCCCGCCCGTCTCCAGCTTGATGAAGTAGGCGCCTGGTGCGAGATGCAAGGTGGCCGTCTCAGCCTGACGCAGCGCAAGCACCTTCTCGTTGTTTACAGAGATGTCGTGCGAGCAACCGGAGCCGGAAAAGCCTTTGTCCCTGGCGATGACCACGGCAGCCGAACGCTCTTGGGTCGCTTCCAAATATTGCGGCGCATAGATGCGATCCGCCGGTACTGCCTTGGCCTGCCCTTCTCCCACCGGCACAGTGGAACAGCCAGCGGCGAGCGCTGCGCTCAGAAACAGCAGGAACCCTGAAGCCTTCATCGTTTCCCCTCCAAGTTGGCCCCCGATTGTATCGGGTTGAGGCCACCGGAGCTGCGCTCGGGCCGACACGCTGAACGTCTTTACCATTTTGTTTACCAAATGGTATTGACAGGCCATTACCGTTTGGTAATCTCTTCGCACGCCCCGACACCTCACTCCGAGGGAGGGCGACGGAGACCGTCATGGACCAGCCCAACACCGCCCGCCCCGCCCCGGCCCACAGCCCCGAGGACATCCGCTTCCAGCGCCATACCGCCTGCATCCTCGCCGCCCAGCTACTGAACCATGGCCTGACCATGCCGGGCTGCGAGATCGCGTACCTCGGCGCGCACTGGGCCACCGACGGCAACTGCGAACTGGCCTGGGAAGCTGCCCGGCGCCACCAGCTCCAGATGCTGGGCGACGCGATCGACATCGTTCCTACCGGCCGGGACGCGCGTAGCGACCGGTCGGGAATGCCCTCCGCCGAGCTGGAGCGTCGGCGCGCCATTCGTCAGGAGCTGATCGACCGCGCCCGCTCGCTCACCAACCCGTTCGCCCGTAATCCGTCTCCAGCTACCGACGAAATCCTGCTCGGCAATGCCGACCTGGAGCGTGCGGCATGAGCGCGGTCGTTCTCCCGTTCGCGCCCACCGTGCGCATCCAGCGCGCCGAGGGCGCCTTCGCGGCCGTGAACATCATTGCCCGCCGCATGGGCTATGCCGACCACCTGGCCTTCCGCGCCGCCCGTGTGGCGAAGGGCGAGGTGCTGGCCGGCACGAAGAGTGCGGCGCGAGCCGTCGCCGACATGAAGGCCGACCTGCGGCTGGCCGCCCGCGGCAACGGGCCGGAGGCCGCATGAACTTCGAAGAAGCCATCGAAAAGGAAAACCGGTCCATGTCCCGCGAGTTCCTGGTGTACGGCGCGGTGGTCGGGCTGGTGCTGGGCGTCGTAGGCACCCTGTTAGTGCAAGGGGTGTTCCAGTGAGCCGGCCTCTTTCCCCGATTCTGGCGCCGCTGGCCATGTGGGCGCTGTTCTGCGGCTTTGCCGCTGCCGGCTGCGTGCTTGCCGTGGTGCACGAAAGCATCTTCGCGCTGCTGGTGATGCGCGGCGTTCTTGCCGCCTCGGTCTACCAGACCGTTCTGGAATGGCAGCGCGCCGAGAAGGCGCTGGCCGCCCGCCGCACCGCTGTGGACCAGATCCCCGCCGTACCACACGACCTGCAGTAACCACTGCCGGCCTGGCCGGCGCTATCTACGAGGTTCCCATGTTCCATCTGGACAAAAACCCCGCCGTGCTGAGCAACGTCAACGTGCGGATCGAAAGGCACGGTGAGGAGCGCGCGCTCGCCGTCGACGTGACCTTCGTCACCAGCACCAGCAACACCGTGCTGGATCACTTCGACAAGGAGCTGCGCAAGTCGCTGTTCCGCAAGCCGAAGGCCGGCGAACAGCAGTCGCTGCCGACCATCGGTGAGCACCTGACCGAGATCAAGATTCCGAGCCTCGAACCGCTGAAGGTCGGCCACGAATTTAAGGGCTTCGAGCTGCAGATCGACGGCGAGCTGGAAGGCACGCAGCCGATCTTCCTGGTCGACGTGAAGCTCAAGAAGTTCGTCATCGCCCCGAAGGAAGGCGGCAGCGTAGAGCTCTCCTTCAAGGCGTCGGCGAACGTCGACCCGGACGAAGTGGCGGAGCTGACCGAAGCGCTGATCCGTGAATCCGTGGTGCTGACCCTGCAGCCCGGCAAGGCCAACGACGAACCGCAGCAGCAGGAAGACCTGGCTGCCTGATCCCCTGCCCCGCGCTGCCCCCCTGTGGCGCACGGCTGACAGCCCGGAAAGACGGGCACCTCTTTCCGCCCAGGAGCACAACATGTCCAGCACTTCGCCGGCCCCGCGCCGCATCCAGCTAATCGACGTCGATTCCTCGCAGATCCACAGCATCGGGCACGACCCCGACACCAACACCTTGGCCATCTGCTTCAAGCGCGGCACTGGCGCTGCCCGTGGCCCGGGCTCGGTCTACCACTACGAGAACTTCAGCGCGGCCGAGTTCGAAGCGTTCAAGAACGCCGACTCCATCGGCAAGCACTTTGGCGGCTACATCAAGCCGTTTCCGTTGAAGTACCCGTACAAGCGGGTCAATGAAGAACAGCAGGCAGCCGCCTGACCGAGTACGGAGAGGAATGCGCAGGCTGATGCGCAGCGAGATGGAATGCCGCAGTTCAAGGGCGCGGCTGCCATAGGTGGTCATGACGGGGCGCTTCGGCATAACCGTCTAAGCGCTGGATTAGTGCCACCCAGCATGCCGGAGATCAGCACCGGCCCTCTCCACCAGTAAATCGCGGGTTCGATTCCCGCTAGGTGGCGACGTTGTGGTCAAGACGAGATGCGGTTCGATTCCGTGAAGGGGCCTTGGAAGCCAAAGCCCGCGTGGTCCCGGCGATACGGGACAACCCATTCCCATAAAGCCGGCCATGCCGGCCGGAGATCCAGCGACATGAACGTTCCCGCCGTACAGCATCAGAACGCGGTAGCAACACAGCCACGCCAGCAGTTCGACCTCAGCCCGCAGACCTTCGAGCAGGCCCTGACCTTCTGCGACTATCTCGCCGACAGCGACCTGGTGCCGAAGGACTTCAAGGGCAAGCCGGCAAACTGCCTGATCGCGATCCAGTGGGGTTCCGAGCTGGGCCTGAAGCCGCTGCAGGCAGTGCAGAACATCGCCGTGATCAACGGGCGCGCGGCGCTGTGGGGCGATGCGGTAATCGCCCTGGTACGCAGCTCGCCGCTGTGCGAGTACATCACCGAATCGGACGACGGCAATGCCGCGATCTGCAAGGTGAAGCGCCGCGGCGAGGCGGAAGAGATTCGCACCTTCAGCATGGACGATGCCAAGGCTGCAGGCCTGGCTGGCAAGCAGGGGCCGTGGACCCAGTACCCCAAGCGCATGCGCCAGATGCGCGCCCGGGCCTTCGCACTGCGCGACGTCTTCCCGGACGTGCTGCGCGGCATGCCCATCGCCGAAGAGATCATGGACATCCCGGTGGCCGGCGCCGCACAGGCTGAGCCGGCAAGGGCTGCCATCGAGGGCGAGGCCGCGAAGCAGCTGCCGGCCTACCCCGAGAAGGACTTCGCGGACAACCTGCCGAAGTGGTGGGGCCTGATCAAGAGCGGCAAAAAGACTGCCGACGACCTGATTGCCACGCTGAAGACCAAGGCGAGCTTCACCGACGCGCAGCTGCAGGAGATCCGTAAGCCGCCGAAGGACGAGGACGATCAGACCGACGGCGAAGCCACCGGTGCCGATTCGGACCAGAACGGGACGGAGGGCTGATCATGCGCATCGTCGAACTGATCCAGGGCACCCCTGAGTGGCACGCGCACCGCGGCCAGCACCTCAACGCCAGCGACGCCCCGTCCATGCTCGGCGTCTCCAGCAACCACACCCGCGCTGACCTGCTGAAGGAACTGGCCGCCGGCGTGCCGCGCGAGTTCAGCGACTTCGTGCAAGAGCACGTGATCGACCCGGGCCACGAATACGAAGCACAGGCGCGCGTCATCGCCGAGCAGATCGTCGGCGAGGAGCTGTACCCGGTCACCGGCGTGAGCGGGAAGTACTCGGCAAGTTTCGACGGCCTGAGCCTGCTGGAGGACACCGCCTTCGAGCACAAACGCTTGAACGAGACACTGCGCGAGGCCATGTTCGACGGCTGCACCGGTGCCGACTTGCCGTTGATGTACCAGGTGCAGATGGAGCACCAAGCCATGGTCAGCGGCTGCGAGCGCGTGCTGTTTATGGCCTCCGAGTGGAAGCGCGTGGAGGGCGGCTGGGAGTTGGTGGAAGAGCGCCACTGCTGGTACACGCCGAACCTTGAACTGCGCTCCCGCATCGTGACCGGCTGGGCCCAGCTGGAGGCGGACGTCGCTGCCTTCGAGCCCACCCCAACGGCGGCGCCCGTGCCCGCTGGCCGTGCGCCAGAGACGCTGCCGGCCCTTAGCATCCAGGTCACCGGAATGGTTACCGCCTCGAACCTGGCCGAGTTCAAGGAAAACGCTCTGGCGGTGCTGGGCTCCATCAACCGCGAGCTGGAGTCCGATGAGGACTTCGCCAACGCCGAGAAGACGGTGAGCTGGTGCAAGGGCGTGGAAGAGCGCCTGGAAGCGACCAAGCAGCAGGTGCTGGGCCAGACGGCCGACATCGACGCGGTGTTCCGCACGATGGACGACGTCAGCGCCGAAACCCGCAAGATCCGCCTGGAACTGGACAAGCTGGTCACCAAGCGGAAAGAAGAACGCCGCACGGAAATCGGCAACAACGCCCGCCGTGCAGTTCAGGACCACATCCGCGCGATCAACGAAACGTTGGGCGAGCACGGCCTGCCGATGCCGGCGACGCTGATCGCAGATTTGCAGGCGGCAATCAAGGGCAAGCGCTCCTTCGCCAGCATGCAGGACGCTGTCGACTCGGTGGCCACCAACGCCAAGATCACCGCCAGCCAGACGGCCGACCGGATCCGCGCCAACATCGCGATCCTGGCCGAGCAGCCGGAGTACTCCACCCTCTTCGCCGACCGCGTGACGCTGTGCTCGAGCAAAGCGCCGGAGGATCTGCGCAACCTCGTCGCCGCCCGAATCGGCGAGCACGTCCGCGCGGAAGAGGAGAAGCTGGCCCAGCAGCGGGCCAAGATCCGCGAGGAGGAGGCCGAGAAAGCCCGCAAGGCGCTGGAGGCGGAGCAGGCAGCGGCGCAGCAGCAGGCCGCGCCGGTAGCGGTGGCCGAGCCAGTCGAAGGGCCTGCGCAACAGCGCCCCACAGTGGGTTTGGTCCGCACTCCGGCGGCAGCGCCTGCACCTGCCGCTTCGGCCGCGTCGCGCTCGGTGGTGAAGATCAAGCTGGGCGACATCAACGCCCGAATTGTCCCGCTGACGATCAGCGCCGACGGCCTGGCCAAGCTCGGCTTCAACGCGCTGCCCGAGAAAGGCGCGGCGAAGCTGTACGACGATGCTCAGTTCTCGGCTATGTGCGAGGCGATCTCCCAAGTCGCCTTGAACGCAGCGATGAAAGAGGCCGCCTGATGAGCACCAAGACCTGCACAGGGTGCCACCGCTGCCTGCCGATGGATTCGTTCCCGCGCGCAGGCAAGCGGGGCCATGAGCCGACCTGCGCCATGTGCACCAACGACGCTCGGCGCCTTCGCAGTCCGCTGCCGGAGCTGCCGAGCGACCCGGTGCAGGTCCGCATCAACAACACCTTCAACCTGTGGCACGGGCCGGTGAGCCGCGCGCCGCTGAGGATCGCAGCATGACCGACATCCATGCCCGCCCGTTCTTCGATTCGCCCAGCCGCCGGGAGAAGGAAGTGGCCCAACAGGAGCTAGCAGCCGACATCGCCGCCTTCCAGAAGACCGGCGGCCGCGTCCAGGTGCTGGGCAACACGCCCATGAAAAAGGGCAAAAGCCGCCGGCAGGTGATCGAGGGCCGGCTGCCGTCCAAGAAGGAGAAAGCAGCATGATCCGCAACCTCACCCGCCGCGCGCCGAAGCGCAACGGCGGTTTCAGCTGGGGCCGGTACCCGATGGGCGATACCGGTGTGGTCGCCTACCGCCTGTTCCGCCGCGACCTGGCCGGCGCCCTGCACTTTGAGGGGATGGACTTCTACCCAAAGGACACGCGCCAGGAGATTGCGCTGGCCGTGCGCGCCGCATGCCATCGCCTTCGCGATCGAGTGGACGAGCTCGACTTGGCTGCGCTGGGGGTGGCAGCGTGAAGCCAGCCTCAGCCCGGATTGCCCTCGTTGCCTCCGCCGTCGCTACCACTGAGCAGCGCATCGGCCTTAGCAGCATTCATGGCCCTCACTTCTTCGAGAGTCAGAATCTGCAAACCCGGAAGGTCGGCAAAGTAAGGCTCAAGTTCTTCCTTCGTTTCGCCAATGAGGTCAAGCACCTCGCTAATTTCGGCGAGTGCTTTATGTCGTATGCGCAGAAGGTCCACGTCCGGAGACGCGTCAAGACCTTCGGAGAACAGCGTGATGCTCGACCAATTGGTCATATTGTTGACGATGGCAATAGCGAGCATGTCCGGAAAAACGTCGAGCTGGTCAAGAAACCGTTCATGCATCTTGAAGACGCCCGGGTTCAACGGCTTTGCATAGATCTCGCGAAACTGGGGAACCCCACCCCGCTTCAAACCTTGCAGCAACTTCATCAGGGGAATCAGCTCCCTTGCTGCCTCAGTGAGCTCGCGGTCGAAGATCTTGGCCAGCCGCCTCGAACGCGATTTTCGGTCCTGATCGGACCGGCGAGTTTCGGACTCTTCTCTTCGACGAGCGGCGTCCAGGTCGTCTTTGCGGATTCGATCTGCCCTGGTCTGCTCGCGATTGCGGTGTCTGTTCTCACTCCAGATCGCGCCCATCGCCACTACCACCGCAGCAGCTGTAGCCACCGCCGAGACCACGTCCCAATCGATCACGCAGCTCGGGCTCCGTGGGTCGCACGAAAGTACGCCGACGAGCATGCCCCAGATCACCTCCTTCCAATCCATATTCCCTCCCTGTTGGAGCCGATTCTGCCATGAACTGCATCCACCCTAATGACCGCGTCTACGCCTTGGAACGGGCCGTGGCGGCAGCTGTCGCCCAAGGCGAGGACCGCAAGGTGCAGGAAGACCTTCGCGAGATCCTGGCCGAAGCCCGGCGGGACGCCCGGGCATGAACGGACTGGTGCTGGTGCCGCCCGCTGCCGACGTCGGCGTACCGGTCCGCATGCGGCAGCCGACCAAGGACGCCTACCGCCAGTGGCTAGCTCAGGCCCACGACCTGGTCGAGCAGCTGCAGGCCGAGGTTGGCGACCTGCGCGCCGGGCAGCCGCTGCCGGCCGAGCAGCACCAGACCCTGACCGACCTGATCGCGGCGGCAACAGCCCTCGGGCACCACGAAACGCTGCGCAGCAGCAGTGACGACACCATCGACTACTGGCGCGCGCGGGTTGCTGAGCTGCGCGCCGCCCTCACTGGAGAAACCCATGGCTGACGGATCCCGCTCGCCAGAGATACGCGTGAACCGCAAGGTCCGCCCCATGCTGATTGCCGACCTGTTCTGCGGTGCTGGCGGGCTGTCCAACGGCGCCGCGCGTGCCATGCGCGAACTGGGCCTGCCGGTGCGCCTGATCGGCGTGAACCACTGGCCGGTCGCAATCGAGACGAACCGCAGGAACCACAAGGAGCATGCAGACCGCATCCACTGCGCCGACCTGGAATCGGCCCTGCCCCTGACGTTGGTGCCGGAGGGTCGCTTGGACCTGCTGACGGCCGCACCGTCCTGCGTCTTCCACAGCCGGGCACGCGGCGGCCGGCCGGTGCACGACCAGCAGCGGATGGACCCGTGGCACGTTGTGCGCTGGTGCACCGAGCTGCGCGTCACCCGTCTCCTCGTCGAGAACGTGCCGGAATTCATGGACTGGGGCCCGTGCAGCCTGGTCACCGGCCGGCCCATCAAGTCGCGCCGCGGCGAGTACTTCCGCGCATGGGTGGCGGCGCTGCAGGCCGTGGGATTTAAGGTCGACTGGAAGGTGCTGTGCTGCGCCAACTACGGCGACGTGACCAGCCGGCAGCGGTTCTTCCTGATTGGACGCAGCGACGGCAAGCGCCTGCTCTGGGAGGACTTCAGCCACGACCGTGTGGGCGGTACCGACCTGCTCGGCACCCGGCCGCGCTGGCGGGGCGCCCGCGAGATCATCGACTGGAGCATGACCGGCAAGAGCATCTTCAACCGGAAAAAGCCGCTGAGCCCGAACACCCTTCGCCGCATCCTGGCCGGCGCCGCAAAGTACCGCTGGCAGCAGCCCTACATCGACGCGGTCCAGGCGCTGCTGGATGGCGACACGCCGAAACTGGTCTTCACCCGGGCCGAAGCGCTGGAGCTGGGCTTGATCCAAGCCGAGCCGGTGGTGATCCACATGCGCGGCACAAGCGACCAGCACCTGCAGGCGTCGGCGCGGTCCGCTGACGAGCCGCTGCCTACCCTGACCGCCGGCGGCACCCACGTCGGCCTGGTGCTGGCCACCAGCAGCGGCGGCGCGGCGCGGGACCTGGACCAGCCGTTGCCCACCATCACCACCGGTGGCGCTGGCAGCGAGCGTCCCGGCAATGCTCGACCGCAGCTGATGGAGCCGCTGGTCATGGCTACCGCGAGCGGCGGGACGGCGCGGCCTGTCACCCAGCCGGTGCCAACGATCACGACCGGCGGCAACGGCGCGCGCCCGCACCTGATCGAGCCGATCATCGTCCCGACGTCGAACACCAGCAGTCCTGGCGTGCCGCGCTCAGTGGCCGACCCCATTCGGACGGTGACCACTGCCAAGGGCGGCGACCAGGCGCTGGCGGTGCCGCTGCTGGCGCCCTACTACGGCAATGGCTCCGGCCTCACCGCGCAATCCGTGTCCGACCCGGTGCCGTCCGTGACCACCAAGGCCCGATTCGGCCTCGCCGAGCCCGTGCTGATGCGGGCCGGGCACGGAGACAGCGACGGGCGCGACCCGGCAAGCCGGGTGCTGGATCCGGATGCACCGGTGCCGGCGCTGACCGGCTCCAATGAGGTCGCCCTGGCCGAGGCCATCGTCATGCGCGGCAACGTCGGTACCGGCCGCGTCCGCGACATGCGCCCTATCAGCGAGCCGCTGGCCACGATCACCACGTCCGAGTCTCTGGCCTTGGCCCAGCCGTTCGCGCTGCCGGTGACGCACCAGGGCGACACCAGGACCCACGACATCGATCTGCCGCTGCCGACGATCACCGGTGCGAACCGGGGCGAGTTGGGCCTGGCCCAGCCGCTGGCCGATGCGGCGGACGAAGTGGCCATCGACATCAATTATCGAATGCTGCATTGGCGGGAGCTGTCGCGGGCGACTTCCTTTGACGACGAGGGCGAGGTCTACGACTTCGCCGGCAACGCCACCCAGATCACCAAGCAGATCGGTAACGCGGTGCCGAACCGCACCGCGAAGGCGCTGGTGATGGGCCTGATGAGGGACGCCGCATGACCGCCGTCGCCCGCACCCGCAAGCAGCGGGAATACAACCGACGCGCGGGCCTGGCCCGTGCCCGGCTCTTCGCTCACGTGGTCGAAGGGAAGCTGCTCACCAGCCGCGAGATCGCCGAAGCCATCGGCACCAGCGTCGAAACCGCATCCACTCGGGCCAAACGCGGCCCGTTCCCCCTCACCTGGGCGTCGTTGCAGTCCGCACGCGCGCCGCTGCAATCCAAGGAGCAGACCGCATGAATAGCACCGACATCACCACCAGCGGCGCCGTCCGCAACCTGATCATCTGCGACACCCAGTTCGGCATGACCGGCTCCACCACCCTGCGGCTGCAAGAGCTCCTCGACCTGCAGTCGCGCGGCTGGGTTGTTGAGGGTGAGGAGAACAACGAATTCGACCTGACCGACGAGGGCCGCGCCGTGGTGGAGCGGGCACTGCAGAACGCCATGCCGGCCACGCTAGCAACCGTGAAGCCCGGCGGCACCGTGCAGCTCGACTCGCCGTCGTCGTTCCCCATTGTCGAGTTGCTGGACGTCCGTAACCAGCTGCACGTCATGGCCACCACCGTGGTGCCCAACTTCTGCGACTTGGCTGCCGGGCTGCAGGGCAAGGTCCAGCAGCTGATCGACGACCACCGCCGTTCGCATCCCGGGGAACGCTGGTGAAACACGGGCGGAACCGCAACCAAAGAGCAGGGTTTCCAGGCCCCTGCTCAGATTTATTTGCCGATGGGACGTCCTCCGTCCGACTTGGCGACAGCCATATCGGAGCGCAGTTCATCACTCTCGGCCAGACTTTCGACTGCCTTGATCGCCTCGGTCATCGCGGCCTCTTCGGAATCAAAGGCACCGCCGGAGACGGGCGCATGCAGCTCTTGGTCGCCAATGACTGCGACGATTGCTTCGATTCTGGTGTCACCGTCAGTCCCCACCCTGAGGCTAATGATGTACTGGGCGCCGGCGACTTCACCGGTACGAGTCACAAGGTTGTCGGGTTCGATAGGGCTCATCTTGAAGCTCCGTTAGTGGTGCCTGAAGCCTACAACGCGGGGTGTGAGGACCGATGTGCAGAGCCTACTGGGGTAGAAACAGCAGCAGCCGAGCCATTCAGCATCACGACGGTGGCATGCGAGTTGGCAGCGCTTTCATCCGTCGATTTGGCGAAGGCATGCAGTAGGACCATAGGGCTGTGGCAGGCTCGGGCCTTGGCCCTGCACCACCTCGCCGAGGGCGACATGGACGAAGCGGTGAAGGTCATGGCCGCCGCCACCGACCGCCAGATAGCGCGTGACCCAGAACCGAATCAGCCGCCCAACGCGGCGAAGGAGAACCATGAGCACTAACGTTCAGACCATCCTCCCCCGCCGGCTCCTCCGCCGCGCCGAGGTCATGGACCGGGTCGGCCTGTCCAAGTCGACCCTCTATTCGCGCATTTCGGCCGGAACCTTCCCCAAACCGGTCACCCTCGGGTCGTCAGTTCGTTGGGTCGAAGCAGAGGTCGAGGCCTGGATTTCGGAGCGGGTTTCGGAGCGGGACCATGCGGCGGAATCCGGGGGTACAGCTGGGGGTACAGGCACAGAGGAAACCACCCCTCCCCTTGCGGCATAAGGCTTTGCCGACCCAATCTAGTAGAGCCCACCTCCACCAATGACGGGCCCGCAAGGGTCCGGAGAAGCCCGGGAATCCTCGCAGAGGGTCCCCGGGCTTTTTGCTTTTTTAATCCAGGGTTCAGCATCGCATCCTTTAACATACC